AAAGCAAACCACAACCTTCAGTGTCTCGCCCTATTTTCCCAACTGCAAATTTTCTTCAAAAAACATTTGCCACAGCAAAGCGGAAAAGCTATCACCTCAAGGAAGCGGGAACGCTAATTGAAATACTTTGTTAAAGCACCACTGCCAAACCCAGCATGAATATACACTCAACATCTCTCTTCCCGAGCACCCCCCCACCCCCTCTTTTTTTTCTTAAAACCTTTTGGGTGGGGGGGTCTTTTTTATGCTCTTAACACGCCGCATTGCCATCGATCCTGGTGTAGGAGGAGGGATTGTCTATCAAGACACGGACAACTCCATTCACTCATTCCCAATGCCTGACACGCCCACGTCTCTGTTCGTAAACCTGCAAATAATCTCGGCGGGATTCGTCGTCGCATATATGGAAGAACTTCCAAAGTGGCAGGGCCGGATGTCTGCGTCCTCAATGGGCACAATGTTTCAAAATTACGGACAGATCTGGGGAATACTAACCGCACTTAAAGTGCGCACTGTCAGCATCAAGCCCCAGGCTTGGCAGAAAGCTTTGAGCCTCGGGAATAAAAAAGACCATGGAGATGGATGGAAACGGCACCTAAAAGCCAAGGCTCAAGCACTTTACCCGCAACACGACATCACCCTCAAAACAGCAGACGCATTTCTTATTTACGAAGCATCACTCAGACTTTACCCAAACCACTAAGCATGAACACAATAGTCAAACAATACCTCACTGAAATTGGACGCAAAGGCGGATGCGTGAAATCTGCAAAGAAAGCCGAAGCTTGCAGGGCTAACGCTCGCCGGCCACGTCCTAACGCCCGCAAAAACAACACCTTAAAAAAGTGATAAAATATCCTTGCACAGGAAAGCGACTTCGCTAATCTTAATTTTGCCATGAGCACATCACACTACGCATCAAGACCGGCGCAAGAAGATGTTGGATCGCAGACGATCCGCATCCCGCTTGCATCAACACGTCATACAAAACCTTCAATCGCGCCTACTATTTGGTTGGCAGTCGGAATCTGTCTTCTGCTGGCAGATGGAGTGGCTGTTTACAGATTCGCGGACAGCATCGTAGAAATCGTCATTCTTGCGCTTTTAACCATGCCCACCGGCACCCTTGTTATCCTGGCAGCGTTGGAGGTGAGGAAATGAGCTTAAGCCCTTTGCAAGTACGGGTACTCGAACTCCACGAAGCTGGGCTTTCCGAAAAGGAGATTGCCAAAAAGCTTCACCGCATGACCAAAGAAATAGTTGCCATATTGGAACTTCACGCGAAGCGTCCTGATTTGCAGTTCGGAATGAAGGGACTACGTGCCCTTGCGAAGGAAGCGGGGTTGCTGCCATGAGGCTTCCCGCACAAAGAAAGTTAGATCATCAGGCCGCCTACCCCTCGCAGGCTGAGGGAGGGTTTGCGGGAGACTTGCACTCCAGCGTGCATAAAGCGCTTGTGGCTTGGGAAAAGAAACGCAACCCCGGCGAACCCTTTCGCTATGGGAAAAGCGGATCTTCGCAGTTCAAGAAAGAAAAGACCACAGCATCCCGAGAAGAAATATCTTGGAACAAAGCCCCCGAGGTCAAGAAAGAGTCCAAAAAGCGGGCGGTTCTTACCGCGGAGCAATATGCGGCAAAACTGGAGTACAACCGAGAAAGACGCGCCAAACTCAACGCCGAAAAACGCGAGGAACTCCTTGCAATTCGGCGGGCGGTTTACCTTGCCAAGCGAGGAGGAACCCTGCAAAAGCGGTCCCGCATGTCGCCGGAACAGCGAAAAGCGTCAGTAAAAGCAGCAAAACAACGCTATCTTGAACGGCAAAAAGCCGGACTGGTGGCAAAGACAGTAAGAAAACCAAGTAAACTTTCGCCGGAGAGACTGGCAAAAAAAGCAGAAGCACAGAGAAAATACGCACAATCCACAAAAAAATGAACATTCAAAAAGGAATCATCAAAAGCCCTCAAAAAATTGTAATCTATGGCCCCGAAGGCGTGGGTAAAACCACTCTAGCCGCGGCGTTCCCTGCCCCGTTGTTTATCGACACGGAAAGCAGCACCAAGCAATTGGACGTTGATCGAATTTCTACCCGTACCTGGGCGGAAATTGAAGAGCCCTTTTCAAAGGCTGTGTCTTTGAAAGGGTATCAAACACTAATCCTCGACACAGTGGATTGGGCGGTAAACGTGTTGGCAGAAAAGATTTGCCAAGATCACAAAAAGAAATCCATCGAAGATTTTGGGTTTGGCAAAGGTTACGTAATTCTCGCGGAAGAGTTCGCGAAATTCTTAAACCTGACAACTCAGGCGGCAGAGGCTGGGAAGACAATCATCTTCTTGGCCCACTCTCACATTAAGCGTCACGACTCTCCAGAGGCGTCGTACGACCGGTACGAACTAAAAATGCACAAATTATGCAGTCACCTGCTGAAAGAGGCGGCAGATGCCGTTTTGTTCGCGAATTACAGGACATCAATAATCGAGGCAGAAAATGGCAAAACAAGAGCAGTCGGAGGCAAGGAACGGATCCTTTATACGTCTCACACCTCATCTTGGGACGCAAAAAACCGGCACGGACTCCCTGAGCGAGTTGCGATGGATATTAAAGAGCTGTCGAGTTTACTCACGGGACAAGTGGTTCCTGCGAGCGGCAAAAGCCTTCCTGAGAGGGGCGCGGATTCCAAGCCGTTCTCAGGAATGAATGCTTGGGACGTGTTGCTGTCAGGCAAAACGGCATCTCAAAAGGAAAAGGTTTCCGCCGGAGCAATCAAACGAGGCTGGATTAATGAGGGGCAAACGTATCGAGACATCACTGAATCGATTCTCACAAAGGCCCAAGAGAACCCAGAGCGCTTCTTTGCTGCCTTCTCAATCTAATGAGCGCCTTACGACCATCGGCATTGCCGAAATTAGCAGTTTGCCCTTGTTATCAAGGAGCGCCTGGGCAGTCGGACGCGGCAGCTCGAGGAACCCTTCTAGACACAGCATTCAGAAATGCGATGCAGGGAGAGGCGATGCTGGGAGATATTTCCGAGGAAGATGCCAAAACCGTCCTCTGGGCAGTTGAGACTCTGAAAGCATTAGCGGGGTCAGACCCCGTGCTAACCTCAGAGGAATCTTGCAAAATTGAAATTGCAAGATTTGGGATGCAAGGAACGGCGGACGCAATTGTCCCCTCGAAAGAAATACTGGCGGACCTAAAGACCGGCCAGATTCGGAATTACAAGGAACAGATGGCGGCATATGCCCTTGGGTTAATGACCGCGCATTTCACAGATGCATGGACTTGCTACCTTCTGTTTTGTGATCAACGGGAACTTGTCACACATCGCTTCACCTATAACGAGGCAAAGGCAATCGTTTACGAGGTTGTACAAGGGTACAACAGGGAAGACAAAAAAGCGACTCCCTGCGAATATTGCGAATGGTGCGCCCTAAGCACCACATGCGCGGCGAGGGTTGACCAAGCCCTAGCCCCATTGGGAGTGGCCGCGGAAGCTTCGCCAGTCACAACCGAGATCTTTGAGCGCATCCTGAACGACAGGGAGAAACTCGGGGATTTTTTGACGAAATGCAAAATTCTAGAGAAGTTTCAGGAAAAAGCGGAAAACAAGGCTCGAGAGTTCATTGAGGCCGGCGAAGGGATCCCCGGATGGAAGCTTGGCAAGGGCAGAGAATCCGAATTCGTAGATGCGCGAAAAGTCTACGAATACAGAGACAAACTTGGAATCGGGGACATTTTTGAGTCTTACGGCTCAATGTCCGGCAATAAATTTCGCAAACTTTGGGAAGAAAGATTCCCGAACGACCCAATTCCCGAGGGTATTATCGGGAAAAAAAGCAGCAAGCAACCATTAACCAAGAACTAATATGGCATTTACAGCAAAAGGACAGAGCGAAAGCGACAGCCGCGGGATTCCCGCCGGCGAGCACACGGTTGAAATCATTTCCGCAACCTTAGTTCGATCCGCGCAGAAGGGCACACCAGGGATCAAAATGAGGTTCCAAGATCATGCGAAGCGGATCTGCGATGGAACTCTCTGGCTCACTGAAAAGGGCATTGGCTTCATGGAAGCGGCAATGGCCTCCATTGGGAAGCCGGTCAAAATTGGGCAGGAGTTTGACCCTCAGCCGGACGATTTTCTTGGGCGATCCGCAAGGATTGAGGTAAAGAAAAACGAGGGCGGATTCTCCGAGTTGGCAAACTGGCTGAAACCTGCGAGAGTAAAGTCAGAGGTCGCTGACCTGTCTGATGACGAGATTCCGTTCTAACAGGTAGGGAAAAATTGCCGTATGGTGCGCAGGGAGATCCTGCGACGGGTTTTCATTTCCCCATAGAAACAAAGGCATTTCCTTCACAACAACACACAGCACACACATGACAGTCAAAGAAGTTAAAGAAGCGGAACGGATTGCGGAAGAATTGTACAAGATTCATTCGACAATGGTGGCACAAGGGCAGGACGGACTGCACCCAGGGCTGAGGCAGACATGGAAGCTTGCTCGAGCCATTCATTTGTTTGGAGCGGTCGCTGAGGCTGTTCGAGTCACCCATAAATCAAAGGGTGCGATGGAGGGGCTTCTCGCCACCTTGTAATGCGAGACATACCAGTGCCGAGCGCCCCTCATGCCGAGCGGGCGGTGACGGCTTGTCTATTAATTGACCCTGACAGGGCCATTCAGATTTTTGCGGAAAAAGGGTTCAAGGGATCAGATATTCAAAACCCCGTGCTATCGGCAATTTTTGCCGAGGCGTTTTCCGGGATCCAGCAAGGGAAGATGCCGGATGCGTTGGCAATTGCTACCGCACTGCAAGGAAAGGGCGTCAAATTTGCGGATATTACAGACCTTTGGACCTCGGTCGGATCAACCCTGCCGCTCCCAGAATGGGTGGCATTGACTCTTGATGCCTCGAGAAAACGGAAGCTTCTCCAGCTTTTCTCTGACGCAAGCCAAGCAATAGGGCAGGGGCTTTCAACTGGGGAGATAATGCTCCAGGCGGAGCGTGAACTCGAGAACATCAAAGGACAGTCTGGGATAGACTCGATCAAGTCATCTGACGTACTAGACCTTTTAAACTACGACACGGAAAACGACCCGAACAGCCTGCTGGGGAACCGCTGGATTTGCAAAGGGGGCTCGATAATCTTCAACGCACAGTCCGGGGTTGGAAAATCATCTCTGAACATGCAGTTGGCAATAGGTTGGGCGTTGGCGGATCGGTGGGAGCATTCTCAAGCGCTGACGTTTGGAATCAAGGCGGCCCGGCCAATGAAGCAGGTAATCATTCAGGCGGAGAACGACGTTGGAGATCAAGCGGAGGTGATGCAGTCGCTTCTTTTGAAGTTGGGAAAAACGTGGGTGGGCGCCGAGGAGTTGCAAGATCTGTCTCAGAGACTCTGGGTGTACCGGGATAACATTCACTCTGGGGGCGAATTCCTTCAGGTGGTGGAGGCACTAGTGGCGAAGCATCAGCCTGACATCTGCTGGATTGATCCGTTGATGTGTTACCTTGGCGACGATATCAGCGATCAGGCCGTTGTGACTGGGTTTTGCAATGGGTTGAACCGAATCAGCTCCAAGACCGGCGTTGTGTTCGCCCTGATTCACCACCAGCCAAAGCCGCGGGAGGGGACAGGTAAAACGGAAAGCGACATGGCCTACTCAGGGTTTGGTTCGTCGGCCCTGACAAACTGGGCTCGAGAGGTGGTTACACTAAACCGAGTCAAGACACCGGAGGGCGATCCTCCCACGTTCAGCCTGACGATGACCAAGAGACGCATGAGAGCAGGCTTAAGAAGCGTGAGCGGAGCGCCGGCCTCGCAGATATTCATTCGCCACTTCAAGCATCGCTACGACCCCCAGAAAGGCGAGAAGCCGATTCAGATTTGGATTGAATGCCCTGAGCCTCAGTTTGAGGAAGACGAAGAACCTAAAAAGAAGAAAAAATGGAACTGAGAGATTTCAAAGATGGCGGATGGGGCTGGTACAATCACGCGGCTTTTGAATTGGCGGCGAAATTTGGGCATGGAACACTTGCCGTTTATATTGCGCTAACGAAGCTCGAAAGCGAGAAAAGAGGCACCAAAGGATTCGTCGCATCGATGCGAGAAATCGGCGAAATTTGCAACATGGGACGCAAGTCCGTACTCGGCAAATTGCACATACTACAAGAGGCAAAACTGATCTCAATTGAGCGTCATTCTGCTCAATGCTTCATGTACAAGTTGCTCGCAGTAGCTGTGTCAAATTTACACACGGATGTCCAAAATTTACACACGGGTGTATCAAATTTACACAGGATGTGTGTAAAAAATACACCGGTTTACTCTGTTGCTAAAAAGAATAAGTTAAATATTACCCAAGCCCCCCCAGGGGCGCTGGGGATAATATTTAACGGGAGTGAACAAAAAGACAGCGCGTCCGCGCACTCGCTTGCAGCGAGCGCAGCCGCTGAAAAAACGGAGGCTTTGGAAGCTGAGGCAATTCGTGCAAGAATCCGGTCTTTGGAGGCTTTAGAAAATTCCTGAACTTTTTTCTAAAGGGCGTCAAAACTTTGCCGAATACGGAAGACACACATGAGCACAAGAAGAATCATCTGCCCAGCCTGCCAAAACGAGCAGGCTAGGTGCGCAGATTGTCGCCAGTCCGATTACCGGCCTGTGATTCGGGAAAACTTTGAGCATCGAGGCATCCCTTATCGTTCCCGTGTAGACATCGAGGACGACAAAGCTACCAAACATCGCCGCCTTGAGTCGGAAATAGCCCTTAAAGCCTTGTCTGTGCTTCAAGTAATACAAGCACAGCAGAAAGGCCGTAAAGAGGCACAAAAAAGGAAACAGGAAGCAAAAGCTCAGGCAGCAGAGGTCGAGAGGCTTCGCAAGCAGCAGGTAGATGCATTGTATCGCGAAAGATTGGTGTTTCCTGAACGCGAGGAAAAGCCGTTTGATTTTGCTAATGCTCCTAAGACGGTTTGGAGAAATCCTCCCAAGGATATTCAGCCAGACGTGGATCCTTTGGGTTCAGGGGCCGAGGAGGGAGAGACATTTAAGGTGACATCAAGCTTGTATCCTACTCATGTTTGGACTTATCACGCAACCAGTGAGTTTAATGCAAGGAGACAAGTGGCTCGGTTTCTAAAAATTTCCTACAGTGAAACACAGATAGTAAAATAACATGATACACAAACTATACTACAAAGTTGAAGCTGACTTCCGGCCTTACCGGGCTTGGTTTGTCAGGGCCGAGTCTCAATGTGAGGCAAGGGTAAAGATCTTGAAGGAGTTTGGGATTCCTTACGAGCAAACATCGGCGACATTGGCATTAATGGAGAATTTATGAGCCACATCTGGGGAGACGAAGACCCGCTACACGTTCAGGACTGTCCAAACTGCCCGACCTGCGGGCAACCAATGAGCCGGCACTGGCTTCATGCGCATGAGTGGGAGTGTGAGGGCTGTGATCTCGAGGAGACAAACAACGAAGCAAACCAACATGAAATCGAAAACTGAATCCATAATATCAGCACTGCGGGTACTAGCCCGCGACATCCAGACAGATGACGGCGTGGTTAACGCTTGCCTAGAGGAGGCCGCCGAAAGGCTGGAGGAGTTGCAGCGGGCAAACAAAAACACATTGGCAGATTTGGCTGTCGCGATTGAGCGGCGAGATGACTCGTACGCTGAGATAAAGACTGTGCGAAAAGAATTGGCGCAAGCCCTTGCTGAACGCACTCCGCACGATTACGGGCTATTAAAGGGTGAAGTGGATAACCTGAAGCGGGAATTGTCCGAGGCCATCAGAGAGCGTAACAAAACCGTTGCCGATCTCATAAAGCAGAGAGATGAGGCGCTCAAAAATCAACAACCAACAACAGTTGTGCAGCAGTTGACGACCCGCCCAGAGCCCTCGCGACTGGAGATTGCGGCGATGTTACTGGCTGCTATGTGTGGCTCGCAGTACACTTGGACAAATGCGGAGGGACTTGCGCTTAGGAAGGCAGATACGCTAATCGCAGCAGCAAAGGAGGTGCAGTCATGACCGACGAACAGATCAACGCGGCGATTGCTCGGGCGCTGAACGCTGACGAGCACTGGATGATTCAGAAGAACTACTGCGCCGACCTGAACGCGATGCATGAGGCGGAGAAAGTGCTATCAAGTACGCAACAAGATGAATACTGGGATTGCCTAATAGATGAGGGAGTTGATTATCTATTCGCAACAGCCCGCCAACGCGCAGAGGCATTCCTGAAAACGCTGGGCAAATGGGAGGAGGTGCAGGGGTGAGTAAGCAAAAGAAGCCAATTGCCAACGATTTACGTATTGTCGCAGACCTAGCATTTGTGGGTAACAACTTAATGGATGCCAGGTCTACCGAAATTTTGTATGCCTGCGCATTACGGATGGAAGCTCTCGAAGCCGCACTTGAGCGCATCCGGGACACTCCGCATGTCGTCTACGAGCCGGTGCGGCAGATAGCAAGGGAGGCGCTAAAATGAACAAGCGACTGATTGGGTTTATTGAGGATCTCGTGGAAGAAAATGAGCGACTGGAGGACGAGGTGAAGCGCGTCAGGCTCCATGAAAATGAGTTAGTGCAAGAGTTTCGAAATCAGAGAAAAGAGATCAGCGAATTGAAGGCAACCGTGCGACGATTAAAGAAGGAGGCGCAGAAATGAGCCAAATATTAATGGGAAACGATGCGCGTTGCCCGTGTGAGTGTGAGAGCCCTTGTGTATTGAACGAGGAGCTGGATCAAGCGGAGCATAGGATTGCAAAACTCGAAGCCGCCCTTAAGCGCATCCGCGACTGCGACTGGGTCATCACGCTGCCGGATCGAATGGACGCAGTGCGGCAGATAGCACGGGAGGCGCTGGAACTATGAACATCAAAGAATGCCCGTTTTGCGGGTCTACAGAAATTAAAGTGTGCGAGATCTTTATCAGAGCTTGGTCAGCCAAGTGCGATAACTGTGATACACTTGGCCCAGAGGAAGACTCAGCAGAGTTTGCCACTTTGGCTTGGAATAAAGGCACGCCAAGGCATCACCGGGTGCACAAACTCGAAGCCGCTCTTGAGCGCATAGCAAAAGGCAGTGGATGCCGCGAAATCGCGAATCAGATAGCCAGGGAGGCGCTGGAATGAACAATTACCTAGACCCAGACCATTGGGTGAATGGCGGCGAAGTTGATTCATGTTGTCTAATGGCAAAAGCGTTTTCTGAACTAGAAGAAGAAAACAAGCGGTTGCGTGCGGCTCTTGAGCGCATAGCAAAAGGCAGTGGATGCCGCGATGTCGCGAATCAGATAGCAAGGGAGGCGTTGATTTGTATTAAACACAATTGTGAAAAAGCAACTGACAAATCCTTTTCAACTCAATCCGCGTTCCCACCTGAAACGCGCATAACTGTAAACGGAAAGACGTTTTGCTTGGCTGACATCGACAAGGAGATGACCGAATGAACTTAGTCAAACAACTGCGAGACATAGCCGAAATGGGAGTCTCTGATGAAGACTGCCTGATGCTTGAGGCTGCGGATCAGATTGAAAAGCTCCGCGAAGCCCTAATGCGCATCCGCGACACTCCTCATGTGGTGTACGAGCCAGTGCGCCAGATAGCACTGGAGGCTTTGGAATGACTAAAAAGCAACACAAAGCGCTTACTGTTGCATTAAGCTACGCGCTGCACAAATCATGCAAAGATTTACACCACAGTAAATCAGAACGACATAACTGGAATCAACTATGTAAGGCAGAGAGAAGATATTTTCTAGAAATGCAATCTGCATACAATGCCTTGAAAGAATTGAACGCGGAATTGAACACAGAATTAAACACGAAATAATCAGATGTCTAATTACGACGAGCAGGAGATTGAGCGGCTAAGGGCTGCCAGCGAGGAGTTGCGCGAGGCACTGGCAGTCTCCGAGCGGCAGCTAATAGACGCCATGGCGCTACTGGCAGACAGCAAGCCTGGGAAACCGGACATGTTAAACTGTCAGATCTGGCGACAAAGGCTGACGCGACTGCAAAAAGAATACAGAACAGGAACGACATGAACAGAGACGTTGACGAGCATTTCAACCCCGTAGAACGCCCAGCGCACTACCTTCAGCACCCTTCTGGGGTCGAGTGCGTGAGTATTGCTGAGGAATTCAATTTTAACCTTGGAAACGCCATTAAATACATCTGGAGAGCCGGCCTTAAAAACGACAGGCTAGAAGACCTTCAAAAAGCGGCTTGGTATATTGCCAGAGAAATTCAACGAATTCAAAAATGAACGACATTCAACCATGTGTCATGTGCGACCTTATTTTGCCCGAAGCTGACAGGCAGATAGAAATGCTCACTCAATTATCCGCAAAGCTTGCAATTGATTTAGCACTGGCAAGGTTCGAGTTGGATAAACTATTGCAGGAACGCGAAGTTTGGTTTACAAACTCCGTTAATGGACCAAATTGATGATCTGTTAGATCTCGGGCTTACTGAGTTTCAGATTGATGATGTCATGCAGTGGCATCAGAAGGAAATTGAACGGCACAAACAAGAATGGGGAGGAGTGATTATTAATCGCATCCTTTCTTTTCTTTTGCACAAAACACACAAGACAAACTCTCTTCGCATCCGCGCTCTTGGCTTGGCATTTGGAACCGGCCTTGGGGCAATAACAGGACACCCCTCCGCCGAGGCTGCCGCTCGATCGGAAGGGTGTAGTGGGATGGCGATTTCCAAGGCCGGCAAAGCGGCGAGAATCAGCCTAGGGCTTACACGAGAGTCAGAAGATACAGAAGATGATCAACTTCTCCAAGGATCTCGTCTCGAATATTGAGAAGGTCTGATCCATCTTTGATCTCTTTATCCATTGCGCTCAAGCACACTTTAAACTCAGAAATGATACTCTGAATCAATTTGTCGTCAGGTTGAGTCTTTAAGGATAAGGTAACGCCGCTTACAGCCTCACGTCCGTATCGGCCAAAATACGTTTCAACAAACGTATCAATAGATTCACTCAAGGAATCGTAAGCCTCCCCGAAAGCTTTGTGCTGAGAAAAGGATTTAGTCATCCAGTGCCAGACTTTAAGCTGAGACTGAAATTGAAGAAGAGGTTGTATAATGTTCATGGGTAAAATGTTAATCGCCGCGTTGCGAAAGTCCGAGTCTAAACAAATCAGCCTCCTCGCGCCGCCGCCTGCGCAGTCCGCCGGTATTCGGCCATAGCCGCTGCATGGCCTCAAAGCGTTCAGGGATGGCGTTGAGATTGTTGGCTTTAAGTAATGCTTGAATGTCTGCCATCTCTGCCCGCCGGTCGCCAGTGAGCGCCGGTCCGCGGTTGAACACAAGACTTACCAATGCTCCGGCACAGTGCCCGTGCAGGTCAATCACTTGCGGATAAATGCGCAGAGTGCGGAGGAAGTGCGTTGGCAGCGTCGTCTCGCGAAAAACGGTTTCGGCAGTCTGCCAAGAAAAGCGGAGATGGCGGACGTGCGGCAGAAGCTCCTGTGCCTTTGGCCCAGTTTTGCCGGATAGCCCCACTAAAACTTTGAGGTCATCGCTTGATACATACGGCCCCCACGCCTGGACAATCTCATTAGCCGGCGTCATGCCCAGATCGTAGCCGATGCCAATGGTGACGCCGCTAGCCTCCCCAGGCCATTCCGGCGCGTTGTTGTACTCAGACTGACCGCCGCACTCCCAACCAATGATGCTTTTGATGGCGAGGTCGCTGATATTCATTTACGGATCTCCTTTAGTGCCTGGTAGATTTTGCAGGACGTGTAGACGAGCGCTAGTATCAGCCCCGCCGTGCGCAGGTAGTGGTCAAAGTCACTCCAAGAGACTACAAATGCCACAGCGCCAACCGCGTTTACCTTAACAATGTCGTCAACCTTTGCGTCTAAGCTGTGGAGAAACGCTCGCATCATACTCTGGCGAGAAATGTAAGGTTCGAGGCTGGAGTTGGCAAGCGTCCGCGCTCGTCGTAAATGCCTGAGTAAGGCGTAATTTTATCGGGTGGAAGTCCGTTTCCCTCGGTAGACGCTGGTGGGAGGACTCGGTTTGGTTTTGCCAGCACTTGGAGGCCTGCGGGTGGCACTCCGTTTAGGTAGCGCTGTTGCATTGGTGGTATGCTTGGGACTGGTAAAACGGTCATAAAATGAGGAAAAGCAGTAGTTTAAAGCAAAAGCGTAATTCAGAATTATCTCAGTCCAAGACGGCGTTGAAAGCGTAGCGATGTTCAAGACTGCGCCGCAGATTACCATGGAGGAAATAGCCTTGCGCGCCCAAAATAGCTCAGGATGGTCGTGGATGCGGTGCTTGCGGTTTCCAAAGACGCGGATCGCCATGTCCACAACCGCTCCGGCGATGATGGCATTAGCGCCTGCGTTTGCTATTGTGAGAGGGTTCATCTGTAAGGACTTTGGCAGTTAGTGTTTCGATGGCGCGGAGTCCGGCGAAGCCGAGCAGGAAGGCGATTGCGTAGCTGTAAGTCGGATCACCATCCATCTTGGCTATGTGCAGGATGAGCGGCGTGACGTAGTTCGCAGATGCCGCGCCGCCAACGGTCGCCAGTACCGTGCGGCCTGCATTGAGCCCTGCGTCCTTAGACATCATCAGTAATGCCCCAAACAGGCCTGCAATGGCAAATCCGATGTCGATGCCCTCTTCTTTTAGGTTCATCGATTTTGTGCCTGTTTGAGCGCCCCGAGTGCGTCAATCAATTGCACCTCGAGCGCTTGGTACTTTCGCGCAGAGTACCATGCCTCGCTGTCAGTGGCTTGGTACGTTTGCCCCGCTGCTAGGCGCAGAATTCCCTCCGGCTGCGGCAGGCAACGTGATGGCGCTACTCCGCGCGAGGTGCTGGAGCAGGCGGTCAGCCCGAGCGTCATCGCCGCGAGCGCGAGATGCCAGAATGTCGGCTTCGATGGTTTCCACATAGGTTTCAATGTCCCGCTCTAATTGCCACTTTGCCCGAGTCGCTTGGATCTCAAGCCAGTATTTAAGCGCTTGGAGGAGTGTTAGCAGCATCCTTTTCCTTTCGGATGATGTTAATCAGCCCCATGGCAGATAGCCCGCCGCTAATGATGGCCTCGGCCAGATCTGGGCGGAGTTTGACGCCGAGTGCGGTTGCTAGTGAAAGAATCCCGCGCCAGGTGGATGGTTCAGAGAGTCGGTCAAAAAGGTATTTCATGGTCATGGTGAAGTTAGAATCTGTCCGCCTGCAATCGCCATTGCGAGCGATGAATTTCCGCCGAGGTGATTGTCGAACCATCCGGGGCTCCCATACACCGGGTACGATTGCCGCGTCCACGTAATGCCGTCTGGCGACGAGTGAAACGATGCGTTAATGGTGTTAACTAAAAACACTCCAGCAGCGTACGTAATGCCGTTCGCCGTGACTGGGCTTGTCAGCGTTGCCGTGACCGTCCACGTAGCGCCATTGGTTGATGTTGCAATGCGACCATCGCCTGTCACTGCGACGAATTTTCCAGCGCCATAAGCGACGCCAACAATGTCTCCAGTCGAAAACGTGCCGATGACGTTGGTGAAGGTTTGCCCGATTCCGTCGGTTGCGTACGTGATGAAATCGTAATTGCCTCCAGCGACAACAATTCCGTTTCCAAACGCCAACGCATTTATGCTTTTAAAAGGAGTGTTGGCTCGGTTGTCCGCTGGAATAGTGCATGTATATTCTATCCCGTCCGCTTTATGAATGCGAGAAATCCCTGTCGTGGAGGATGTTTGAGCACCATTTAAGGTCGTAGACGAAAACACGTAATCGGTTCCAGTGTCCGTAGTGCCTGTGTATGAATTAAATTGCGAATTGGCATTTTGAGGCGCTCCCGAGGCAGTGCCGTTGGTTGCGTTCAGGTATACTCGAGCGATTGCTGTGTAGCCGTTTGGATTACTGTCCGATGGAGTAACCGTCATCGCGCAAAAATACACGTTCGCAGTTGCGTCAAATTCCATGCCAGCGCACTTCCCCTGTCCGTAATTTGCAGTTTGGAAAATGTATGATGAAAACTGCGTCCACGTAATTCCATCAGCCGATCGGTACCAGTAGTTTGTTGGATACGGAAACGTAATGTCCGTGCCGTATGCCCAGTGATATCCGTTGCGATACCCAACGTAATTGAACAGCGCAGAAACCGAAGCGCGAGACGTCCACGTAAAACTCTTCGGGCCTGCTGCTGATGAGCCCCTGCGCCCAAATGATGTTGAAGTGAGTCGCGTTAAACGGTTCATGCGAATTTGGTGATGCTTCCAAACACGGTGAATGTTGACGCTGCGGTTTTTAGAATCGTGAACGACATCATGTCCGTCTTGCTCGCGTTGCCAGTACTGACTTCAGCGCCCCATTTAGGAGTCACCGCTGCGCCGTCAATCTGAATTGATGGGACGTATGCCGTGGCACCCTGTAGCACCATTAAAACTACCGTCCTGCTTTGCCCAATAGCCATTAACGTGTTCAGCGTCACTGGGGCAGATGTGCCTGTGATATTAAGCGTCCACGCTCCGGTTGCTGCTGTCTGATAATAAAGCACGTCGTGCGTCTCAGCATAAAACGCAATCGTTCCGGTGGGAGCAGTAGAAGGAACGGTTGACCAGATGTCGTCAATGTACGCTACCCTGCGCCGTGTAGGCGTTGTACTGGTTGCGTAAAGGTTTGTTCCATCCCATTCCACTGCGTGCGCAACTGCGGTCGTGAGCTTAACACCAGCCTGAAATTTAAACGGAGCCACCGTTGTCGTCCCTGCTGCAAAGGTTTGGCTCTGCGTAAATGTTGCTGGAAGATCGCCACCAACCAACGCGCGAAATCCGGGACTCCCTGCCGTTGCTGCCGGGGCTGCGTAAACGTACGCCGCTGTTTGACTGCCTAGAGTTGTGGCAACGTCCGCCGCTGCTGCTGCTGTGAGTGCATTGGCTCCATTGCCTTTGACAATACCGGAGATCGTGCCGATTGGCGTTTGGTAATCAGTACCTGCCACTGCCGCCACCATCGCAGTTGTCCCAGTCCCCTTAACGAGTCCCGTCAGCGTTGCTGCACCGGTGCCACCTTGAGCGACTGCTAATTGCCCGCTGTTAATCTTTGAAGCTCCAAGATTTGGAATATCCGCCGCTGTTAGTAAACGCAACGTGACGTTAGTGCCATCGCCAGCGAGAACTCGAAGATTATTCACTCCGCCTGCTAACGCATTGAGTGCAGCCTGTTGCGTTGTTGCGCCGGTGCCTCCATTAGCGATGGAGGTTGCGCGTGCGGCGTAGTCGTACACCGTGACGTTTGCGCCGATGAGAGTGCTAAAGGCTTTTGCCGTAGAACTTGAATATGAAATCCCGTTGAGCACTGCAAAAACAGGTGCCGCTGCGCCAGTGATTGTGTACGCAGCGGTGTCCCAAATCGTAAACGACGAATTAACAAGCCCGATGGTTGTGGATCGATCGGGAAATACTTGATCGGGAGGTACATAGCCCGTCAGCATGTTAATGCCGCTGCCCGCAAAACCACTAGATGCAACAGTTGCCGTGTTTGTAAAATTGGAAGTATTACAGGTCAGTAACCCATTTCCAAGCCGCACAACCTCAGCGCCTTTGCCTGCTAAAACGGAGTCGTGAATCTCAACATAAGGCGTCTGCCCAAAGGTCGCTGTAAACGATCCCGATGTTTTGGGTGTCGTAGACATTACCACCGTTGACGGCGCAGTCAGGCTAACGACAGTTACGGTCGATCCCAAATTAGCCCCAGAGATCTTCATTCCCACCGCAAGCCCAGTTATGTCGCCACTCGTGAGCGTCATAGTTGTCGTGCCGCCTGGAGTGCCTCCTGTCACCGTTGCCATCCGAGTCACCGGGAACGCCGCAACAGGCACGTCAATTGCCCGCCCAGATACATCAAATGTCGTGTTGTTTGATAAATACAACGGCCCGTTACCTTGCGTGATGCCAGCAGACGCACTGCCGCCTGCGGATGATTCGAAGCGGCAATTGTCTACGTAGACAGGAACATTATCATCAGTCTTTAAATGGCTGTAATTGTTTGCCTTGTCGCCACTGAAGATGCAGCCAGAAAAGGTCAGTTTGGAGAAATACTTTAATAAACTGGAGCAGGTGATCGTGTTGTTACTGCTGCCGCTCGATATAAAAGTCAGGTTCTGAAAGTTGATCCTGTTTGTGTTGGCCTGCGTAGATGCCGGTGTAAACGTGTGTGTTCCAGTAATCTGCACCGCATCAGCGTTAAGCGGAGTCGTCAAACCCACAAGCGACACGCTACCTTTCAGCGTCAAAGGCTCGCTATAAGAGCCTGTGATTGGCGGGATCAACACCGTGTATGGATGCTCGCCATCTGCATCGGTGCACAGGTCAATACAGCCCTGAATGGTGGCGGCGTCGCGGCCCACGACCTTAACTCTCGTGCCGAGATACGACGGCGCAATCTTGCTCCATGCTATGCCTGCGCTTGGGTCCACGTCAGCATTGAGAAGGAGCGACGCCGGTGACTGCAATGCTCCCGCCACATTTTTCCACAGCCCCGTGCCCTGCATAAAAGGCAAAGTCGAATGGACGTGTGAAGGGTGCAGCGAATCGAAAAAGAACTGCACCGCACGCGGTTGGTTGACGTTCTTTTGCGCCCACAGCTCAACGTAAATGCGATCCGTCGCTAGTAGCGTTGTCTGCGGCATGGTGACGTTTGCGATGTACTGCGCCGTAACCGTCGGGTCGTAGATGTAGACAGGGTCTGACGAGGCAATTGGAGGGCCGTAGGTGCCGGTGGTGGAGTCGTATTTGTAAACTCGCACCTGAAATTGGATTTGATCGGAAGATCCTGCGTGTCCTGAAACGGAAGCCCACAGGTTGAAATCCCAAAGCCCGGCGGGGATTGTCAGCGTGCCGGGGTCTGCCGCTGCGGAGACAAATCCGCACACCAGCGAGTAGCTACCCTCGGTCAAATTGGCAGACGTTACGGACCCACTGCCGACGGAATACGTGCGGCCCAGTAACGACACTGCCACGGGGCTCGATGGCAAGCCGGTTGTTGGAGAGATGCCGGTCGTGTTGCCGAAATCGAAATAGTAAATCAACCCACCGCCACC